TCATTACTATATTGGGCGGAGGTATGATATGTTAAAAGCTATGGAGTTTGAATTTAAGAGAATCGTGGTCAAAGGCGTTAAAATGGTGCAATATTTGGGACAAAAAAACGTTCTATTATACGAGGATTTGCCTCTCGAATATGTGCAAGGCGGGACATATGTTAGACTTAATGCCGCCGGGCGCGGCGTGGTATATGCCGAGGGCCAGGGACCAACACGGTATCTTTATTCTGGTGACTTAATGAATATCGAGGAACTGCAGAAGTTCAACGATTTAATGATCGATGCAGGAACCAGATTAGGCAAAATCAGGAAAGAAGGCAACGCCAAATTAGAAGAAGCGTGGCATGGTGAGTTTGTAGTGGAGGTATAAAACAATGATGGAAGCATTTTGGTATGGGTTTAATGGTACCTATAATTTAGTATGGGACTTAATAGGTCTCCTCATGGCCTTGATAAGCATGGGTGTAATAGTATTCGTGGCTGTAATGATTATCAGCTTAATCGAATACTGGATAAAGTGGATTGCTAGCGCATTAGCAACAAGCGCGACCTGCAGCACCAGGGCCGGATACGGTATCTAAATATTTTTTTTCTTGGAGGAATGTTATGGGAAGATCGATATGCGTAGTATGCAAAGATGAAAAGGATGACTCCGAGTTTACGGATACTTTCGGAGAGCTTCAGCCCGATTGTAATCAATGCCGGGAATCATGGTATCAAACCGTAAAAAACCGATACATGGCCCGGTTAGCTGGTGAGGTATTTCTATGGTAAAAATCCAGATTTTAGACGTAAGTTACTACACCAATTTTAGGACCAAAGAGCCAATTATTCAAATTTTTGGGAAAGACTCTGAAGGTAAGTCTCAGGTAATAAATGTTAGTGGCTTTAGGCCATACTTCTATGCGCTACCTATGCATATTGGTCGCGAGGATGAGGAAGGCATAATTATCGAGGACGAATATCCTCAGTTAAGTATAAATATAGTAAGTCGATATCTTCCGATGGGATACCAAGAAGGGCCTAGAAAAGTATATGTGATAAATTATACTAATCCACAAGATACCAGGGACTTCAGGGAGCGACTAGTTACTGATGGATATGTCAAAGAAGTCTATGAGGCTGATATCCTATTTAAGAATAGGTTCATGGTGGATCTAGGGATTAAAGGCTTTGATTGGATTGAAGTACCTGGAGAAAGATGCACTTACCAAGAGATTAAGGTACTAAAAGATGAAAGCATTTTGCCATTTCGGGTAATGGGCCTGGATATTGAAACAGAAATACCTGAAACAGGTGGATTCCCGACTGCAGATAAATGTAGTATTATAATTGCTACGTTGGCATTTGAGCCACTCTTTGAGGGCCGGGCCTCTATGGTACTGGCAGTACATAAAATGAGCGCCACGGACGTATTAGACGGTATGCCAGGCCAAGTACCACCGTATCTTAGACTCTTCGAGAGGGAGGATCAACTACTAGACTACCTGGAGCAAATAGTTCACGACTACGACCCGGATATTATCGTAGACTACAACGGCAATGAGTTTGATATGGGCTATATCACTGATAGGTTAAATATAGTATCACTAAAGAATGATATGGGTCGAAATGGCCGAAGCTGGTTCTGCAGGGAAAGCCCAGATAAAACCACCTGGCAAATACCGGGCCGGATTCACTTAGATCTATTACCCCTCATCAAGAAGCATGTAAATCCTACTGAGTTTAAAAGCCTCAAACACCCCCTCAAGGAGTATTCCCTTAAGTATGTAGCGTCACAGCTATTAGAGGTACAAAAGCTGGATATGAAGCCCTCAGAGATGCGTAGGGTATGGGAAAGCGATGAATGGCCCAGGATGATAGAATACGCCAGGCGCGACGCCGAGTTAATGCCACTACTCCTAAACAAGGTGCAACTGCTAGACAAATACATAGCGTTGGCTCAGGCGGCAGGGTGTCTACTGCAGGATGTCCTTAACGGCGGCCAAAGCACTATGATCGATATGCTCATGATAAGGGAATTCAAGAAGTATGATAGACTTATCCCTATGAGGCCGTCTTTCGGGCAACAAAAGGAGCATGAAAACCAGTTAAAGGAGATTCAGAAAACTTTAGATGGTTTAGACCTGGAGGAATACTCTGATAGTGACGGCGTGCAATACCAGGGAGGTCTAGTATTACCGCCAGAAGTAGGGCTATGGGAATGGATAGTTATAATGGATTTTGCCAGCCTATATCCCTCGATTATGCGTGCGTTTAACTTAAGCCCCGATACCATATACTACGAGAACGGGAAAGCTAAGTTTAGGATGGACTTCCAGGGGATAGTACCTAAGATCTTAGAAAGGCTATATGAATCCAGAGTTGCCTATAAAAAGGAGATGAAGACCACCACCGATATGCAGCTTAAGGCTCAGTTAAATCTCAAGCAGTATGGATGTAAGATACTCCTAAACTCAATTTACGGGTACTTCGGCTTTGATAAAAGTCGACTGTTTGAGATGAGCATTGCCGCCAAGGTGACGGAGGAAGGCCGGAATGCACTAATGTTAACCAAGAAAACAGTAGAGTCCCATAAAGGTCTTAAAGTAATAGCCGGGGATACCGATAGCGTTTTCATCCATGTAGGCAACGGTGAAATGAATCACCGGATGTTTGATATTAACAGGTTTGTCTATGCTACCAGAATAGGTAAAACAATTCATGATGAAATGGCTGAACTACTTCCAAAACCTATGAGCCTGGCATTCGAGGCATACGGGAAACGTGGTATACTTCTTGCAAAAAAGAGGTACGCTATTGCAATAACTGAAGACGGTGATAAATATACCATTAAGCAGCGAGGCATAGAGACTCGCCGGAGAGACTGGTGCAATTATGTGGAAGAGACACTTTCAACAGTTTTTGATACTCTCTTAAATGAGGGTGACATAACCAAGGCGGGAATCTATGCAAAAACCCAGATCGAACGGATCGCGAAGCTTCAATATGTCACTGACGACCCGGATCTACTAGCCAAATTGGTGCTAAGTAAGAAGTACTCTAAACCAGTGGACCAATATAAAGTTAAAACTATGCATATGGAGGCATTGAAGAGAGCACAAGCTAGAGGAGACGAAAGCATTCACCTTGGAGACCGGATTATGTTCTATGTGGTCGATAAGCATGTTAAGCAATCCACTGCAAAAACGGAAGTAGTAGACTATGTTATAGAACAAAATTTGCCTATCGATAAGGACTATTACATAAATAAGCAACTAGCTCCACCTTTGGAAAGAATTTTCAAAGTGTTAAACTTCAATATCGCCACGGGTCGATTCAATGGTAAGCATGTAACATTTGAAGGGTTCTGACCTTGAGCTACATCTAGCTCAGGGTACCCCTTCCGCAACCTTTATATCCTCATTCTACTATACTACCTATTTGAGGTAAAATGAAGATGGAAAAAAACTTATCCATAGGTCAAAGAGTGGCGATGTATGCAGGACCACTTATAGAACTAGAAGCGATAAAGGCAAAAAAAAGGAAGCTTGGAGGAATGAATGACTAAACATTATGATAAATACGAGTTTGCAGTAGCTCGTGGTACTGTGGAAATAGCAAAATACCAAGGTATGCTCGTGGTCGATGTATTAAAATTAGCAATGCCAGCGGAATATGATGCTATGGAAAGATTCTTTGCGGCAACAGGCCATAAGTACACTACTTTTGATGTAGCATATAACTTGGATCGTGCCATTAATATGTTTAAATTCAGATTCGTAAGACAATATGAGGAGGAATGAATAAAATGGGAAATAAAATGATGGCTATATCGTTGCATGAAAGAATCAAGAGAACGCTATGCTCGGGATGTGATCTATTCAAGGCTAGCAGATGCAGATGCAAGAATGATAATCTTCTTAACTGCATAGTATCTTTGGCAAATGAGCATATCCTGCATGAGCAGGCCCAGGCCGCAAAGCTATCTGCAGCCGATGCAATCCATCACAGCATACCGGATACTGATAACTGTGGTGAGCATGAATGTGGAAGCTGTGGAAATCCGGCTTGTGGAGCTGGTAGCGATGAAGGTGAGTAGGATGAGCGTAGAATTTCTAGGTAGAATCAGAGCGGTGGAGACTCAGGACTCTCTCTACTTTGATGTAGTTGACATGGTAACTGGAGCGAGCCTTAATAAGTTCCTGAATACCTTAATAAAGCGCAATCCCCTTGATATCGTTGGAGTTGTAGTATCTGTTGAAGAGGCTAGATAAGCATGGAGATAATAGGGAGGACCATTGGCGACGTTTGGACTCCAGCTTTAAGAAGGATTATTAGTATGGGGGATATAAAATACATCCCTCATCATAACCAGTACGTTGTAGAGCTGGATGAGCCTTTGATGCTGTCGGTATCTCACCCGTTGGAGGATATTATACCTGAAGGCTCAGGGTGGAATAAATATCAATTAGAGCTTTATGCAGATCAATACCTAGAGCCGTTTAATGATCGTGGTTTTGTTTATACCTACGGCTCAAGGTTGCAGGCCTTTGGTCAAATACATAGCGTTATAAATAAGCTACGTAACGATCCTGCAAGCAGGCAGGCAGTAGCTATAACCTGGCGACCAGTTCAAGATAACATGAGTGAGTATCCCCCCTGTATGATGCTAATGGACTTCAAGATATACGGGGATAAAATAAGCACGGCGGTATACTTCAGGTCGAATGATATGTTTCAAGCGTGGCCTCAGAATTTTTACGGAATAGCCGCGATGGCAAAGTATATATCAACGGAAGTACTAGGACATATTGATATTGGAAGAATAACAACAATCAGTAGTGCACCTCATATCTATGTATCACTAATAACTGATGCGTGCATACTGGCATACGGTCTTAAAGATGGAATGCTTGAAGCCAACAAGTTATTTGAACGGGTTAATGGAGTTCATTTAGTAGATGGAGGTGCAATATCATGAATACATATTCGAGGGATTATTATATTAAAAATGAGCATAGCATAGAGACCCGGCGAAATGTTCTAAAGGCCCGCCAAGAGTCGGCCATAACCTTTTGTCCGAGGTGCAATATGCAGATAACGCACTTCATAAGTTATGGTAAAGTAGCTGATGGAAAACAAGAGAAGTTTTACCGGTGCATGCGATGCAAGAACGTTCAAGAAAGTTATATACTAATATAAAGGGAGATGTATATGTAATGGAAATACCAGTAAGCCGGAGAGATGTTGATGAGTGATAAAAATAAAAATTTCTGTAGTAAATATGAACTGGAACATAATGCATGGTTACAAAATAAGTATGTCACAGATAAGCATTTAAATAAAATAATAAGTAATGATATAGTTATAAATATATGTCCATATTGTGATTATATATCAGTATGTAAAGCAAAATCTAATACGGATACTGAAAAAGTATGTATCTTAAAGTCTACTGAGAGTTATAGAGTATGGATAAGGATAACAAATACCCGGCCAAAGGTGGAAGCTGGAAAGACTTACGGAAAAGTCAAAGCAGTATACCTGAAATATAAGGATAATTATGGAAATCATTATTGGGAATGCATTAGAAACGGAAAAATAGTAATAATCAGATCGCAGGAAATATTGCGCGGAGACAACGTTGGTATAGTGAGCAAGAGGAATCAGAGATATAATATTGGCTCCTCTACAAACCCGGACAAATCGCGGCATGTATTCGCGACAGAGCACTCGTCTAGGGTTGGATGTGCGGTTGAACAAATAGTAATGGAAGATATTGAAGGTGAGCCTAAACCAAAAAAGAGTCAACAGAGAGCCATTTGCAAATGTGGCGGTACTATGCGTTATGAAGTAGATGGGATATGGTGTGATAGATGCAGGTGGGATAATGGAGGAGAATAAGATACTGAAGCAAAACATTCATATAGAATAATTGCATTTATTAAGGTAAGGTGAAAAGGATGGAAAAAATTGATATGTCTGAAATACTGCCTCATAAGAACTGCCTGGTAGAAGCTCCTAACGGAAAAGGGTATGAGTGCGATATATGCACAGTGTTAATAGGTGGTGGAATGCTTCTTGGGAATGTAATTCTAGGCCAAGAAGAGTTAGAGCTGGAAAACAGAAGATTAATGTTAACCAGGATAGATGGACTACTTGTAATGCATGATTTCGCGCCAGTACCAGATATTACCTTCGGCCAATTCCTGCAGCTAAAGGCAAATATCACTGCAGCTATTATGAAAGCAAACATGGCTCCTCCACAAGAAGTACCTGCAGTAGTATCACCACCTGGCGAAGTACCATATGACACTACTAAGGTACCGGTACACGATGGAATCTTATATGGATAAGGTGATAGTGATGCATGAAGTACAAATTGGAAACCTGAAAATTGTAGTAGGGGATTGCGATGTCATCATAGACGACCTAGACGCCAGAACCCGTATCTTTAACGATACGGTCGTAGGTGAGAACGCAATCAGGAAGCAGAGAACCAGCGAAGACTACTTAGCAAAGCTGGCGACAGGGCTTATCTTCAGGCTTAAGAAATCTGATAGGGATGATCTAGTAGACAAAATAATAGAGGGATTATTCAAGTATGAATATTTCCTGGCTGGATACAAAGCCAAGTTTTACCTCTATTACTATGATAGGCTTATAGAGTGCGGATATGAGCCACGAGATCCATATGCTGACACTGTAGCCGAGTATGAGCATACCCGGCAGGTAAAAGCCAAGAGAGATGAGCTGAAGTATCAAGGCTGGAAGTTTGCCCAGACTCATTACTAAATTTTTTCACCAGGTTGCCGGATTGGATAACGGAGCTGACTTAAAATCTGCTGTCGAAGGACTTAGGGAGTTCAATTCTCTCACCTGGTATTTCTCTTTAATGGAGATCAATGACCTTGATAGTACGGTATGCTGGCATAGAATACTTTGACGCCATTAAGGTACTACCAAAACTTGCAGCAATGTCTAAGAGAAAATAAATTTATTTCTATTCTTTACATTTTTAGGACTAATTATATATATATTACAGCATGGTGTTATGTTATGTCTAGGCAGACTTCGTATAATGAGGCGATAAAAAATCGCTTAGTGGAGCATTTAAAGAATGGACATAGCATAGATGATGCGTGTAAGTTGTCTGGATGCAGCGATACGTCATTTTATAAGTGGTATAATTTATCGATCGATGGGGATGCTAGATACACTGGCTTTTCTGACTCAATAGACGAGGCAAAGTCGGAAGCTGTTGATGCAATTCTTGAGAAGATCAAAGAATTTGGAGCAGTCAAAGAGGATTGGCACGCTTATGCTTGGATTTTGGAAAGGATGAGCAAACACTGGAATAAGCAGGAAAAAATTGAAGTATCCGGCGATGATGAGAAGCCTATCGTGTTAGTTTGGGCTGACCAGCTTTCTAAAGACAAGAATGATGAGGTGGAATGATGATGAAAATTGAGACGTTTAAACCCTTATATAATGAAAGTTCCATACAATTGCTTATCAAACTCAATGAGGCTATTGATAAGCTCAATGAGGTTATAGACCACGTTAACATATTAGAGGAAGAATTCCCGGAGGATAATAATGATACTTACTAAAGAGCAAATGAAAACAAATACCATAGTTGCAGATATGCTTATGAACACGGCACAGAGGCTACTAAATGGCACTATGCGAGTGCTACAAGCATCAGAACGTCTTGAGTTAGACGATATAACCACCGACTTTGATAGGTGCGTTATGCGTAGACCTAATGGAATATATCACTTTGATATGACTCTATTCGAGGACATTAGAAGCCTGGGCCTTTATATTGAGCGGGAGCCATTAAATGAGTAATAGCAATCTATTAGTAGTTAATACGATAATTGAAGGGTGGAGACAACTAGTAGAAGAAGCCTTTTATAAAAGATTTGGACTTTATATTGAGTGGGAGACATTAAATGAGTGATATGCTTATGAATATGATAGACCTATTAATCGATATGGATCAATTCTATGATAACGATTTAATACACTTGGCGGATGCTGCATATGGAGCAAAATTTGGAGCAAACTGGCAGGATACTTACACATTTGGAGCAGACGAAGCACTTAAATAAGTGCTACTCCAAACACAAAACCGGAACCCAAACTACTCTTTTATTTTTCCTTATTATTATTATTCTCATTATATTCGTTATATCAGGCGTTAATAATCCGATTACTACTAAGTTAAACTTAAGCGGAATACCTGGTATTGGACCCCCAACAGGCCATACGAATAACGTATTAACACCTGAAACGAAAAATATAATGAGATGCACATCGGTCTCACCCATTTTTGAAAGTATTTAAAGTATTATAATTATGAGTTTAGGAAGTTACCTAACAATATATAACATTAGGAGAATATAATGCAACCAATTACAGCACCTTACCTTTACCCGGAACAGGCTGATATCGTAGCTGACAAAACCCGATTTAAGGCAGTATGTGCAGGGCGGCGTTTTGGTAAGACTAAAATGTGTAGCGTTATCGCTTTCGATAAAGCTATGCGTGGCAAAAAGGTTTGGTGGGTTGCACCGTCCTATACTGCTTGTGACCTGGGCTTTGGAGAGATCGAGGCTTTATTTAGGCAGATCCCCGCACTCTATTCTAAGTTAATCATTAGCAGAACCAAACCCAAGAAGATTGAACTTCCTAACGGGGGATTCATTGCCTTCAAGTCAGCAAACCGGGCCGATTTTTCGAGAGGTGAGGGCCTGGATTATATGATTATAGACGAAGCAGACTTTCTTGAAGAAGTAGCCGAGAACAACGGTAAGACCTGGAACGAAGTTCTACGTCCTACTTTAGTTGACCACAAAGGCGGCGCTATTTTAATTTCCACTCCTAATATAGAAAACGGGTGGTTTCATAAATTTTGGCTAAAAGGCCAAAAAGGTGATAATCCACAGTATAAGAGCTGGAGTTATTCGTCTTATACTAATCCTTTTATAGATGCTTCTGAGATCGATGATGTTAAGGTAGACACTCCAAGCATTACATTCCGCCGCGAGTATATGGCAGAGTTCGTATCATCTGCAGGCGCGAGGATACAACGTGCGTGGCTCGAAGATCGTTACCTGGATATGCCTCAGAAATCCGTTCTGGATCAGATGTCAATATCAATGGGTGTTGACCTGGCAATATCCGAGAAGAAAACAGCGGATTATACTGCTTGTGCTATTCTGGGCCGGGATGTCAAAGGCAGCGTCTATGTTTTGGATGTCCGAAGAATGCGCGGATCATTTCAGAGTCAAATTGCTTTTATCAAACAACAGGCAGATAAATGGAATCCCTCGTATATAGGTATTGAGAAAGTCGGGTACCAAGACGTTATGGTTCAAACTATATCCAGGGCCACAAACTACGCTGTCGTAGGCGTGCCAGCAAATAAGGATAAGATCTTTAGATTTGCTCCCTTAGAGGCCCGGTACGAGCGCAAAGAAGTCTATCATGTTAGAGGACTTCCTCCAGAGTTTGAGACTGAGCTTTTTGGATTTCCTGTTGCAGAACATGACGATCAGATAGACGCGATGTCAATAGCCTGGGCCGTGTTAGGAATACCCCAGGGAGCGGGCGCTATAACTGGAGTATTTTCTGGTAATAGTGGAAGCTTAGGCGATTTCGGTAATGATAGTAGCATGGACATTGAAGATGTTCCGTGGCCGGAATAAAAATTGAGGTGAAAATAATTGCCAAACAATAAAATGAAATCAAGAGATAATGCCTACTTCGTTAACCCTATTATAACGATTACAGAACACGATGATCAGGTCGACACTATATCAATAGCCTGGACCGAACTAAATTAATAAGGGGGTGAGAATAATTGCCAAGGAATATAGCTAAACAGAAATCGCACGACCCGGCTATTAATCAGCCAAATCTTGCAGATGATTATGTTTTAGTGCTACCAAATGGTACACGTTATGAACCAATAAAAAATGACCCAAACGCACTGATGAATGCGAATAAAAATAGTTCTTTGGGTATGGAATTCCCTAATACTGATATTTACTTTATCAATCCACTGATAACGGTGGACACTGTGCGACACGCAGGGAAGCACTATCTACTTTCAAGAATACTAAGACAGATTGATGACTTTGCATTTAGTGGCGCAAAGATCAAACCAATTCCTCCAGAGGATAAAGCAAAAGACATTCCCGAGGATGACATTGATGAAGTCCAAAGCAAAATAGATAGGATAGATAGTAAAGTAGTAAAGACTATTCTCAGAATGAGGCAGGCTACTTACGACGAATTTATCTATGGCAGCGCGGTTTTCGAGCGGATCGAGGGCACAATTGAAGATTGGACAGCCCCGGTGATATTCAAGAGACTTCCAGCTTATTCTTTTTGTGAAAGACCTATAGGAAGAATGGATATCCAGAGATATGTAACGGGTGATATTCTTTATGGTATTGTCTTCGACAAGCAGACCAATACCTTTGAGTATTGGCAGAAGCAAAACCAGATATCCGTACCTATCCAGATTCCGACAAAAAATGTGATTCATCTTAAGGATGAAATCTCAGAACAAGTAGACGGCGACTCATTTGTTCAAAAAGTAATGCCTCTAATCAGGAAGCTTGATTATGCAGATATGGCACTAATGGAAACAGTACACCGGGCCGGTGCGCCGTTACTCTGGATCAAAATTGAAGAATACAGAGACAACCCGGCAGCCCAGGGTCAAGGCTTATGGAGTCCCGCTACAGCTTTTGAAATGGGAAAGAAGATCGCAGTTAACCACGGCAAAAATAACGCTATGGTAGCGCCATCATGCATAACGCCGGTGCCACTAGATTATAAACTCTGTATAGACCCTATGCAGGTAATAACGAGTTATGAAGAGAGAGTTTTAAAGGCTTTAGTGCCGAGGGACTTCTTAGAGTCTCAAAACGGTGGAAGTGGTGGACTCGGAAAGTCTAACGCTGCAGGTCTCGAACTACTCATGATGATTGCCGAGGGCTGGAGAGAGCGAGTAGCCAAGACGTTTATTGAGATGTGGAATACCATATTAGAAGAGAACGGCTACGAGGGCTGGACAGTTGAAGTTGAATGGAAAGAGTTAGACCCGACAGATGAGACCGAGCTATTCAAGCGGGCTGCAATAGCCTTTGGTATGACTAATCTATTCACTGAGGATGAGATTAGGGAGATTGCAGGCAAACCGCCAATGTCCGAGGAAGACAAAACAGCCAAAGAAGAAAAGGATGCATCCGACGCACAAGCTAAGCAGGATCAGTTTAACGCGACCTTAGCATCTAAGGCAGGCGTACCGCCAGGGCAACCCGGCCAAGTACCGCCAGGACTAGCGCAAAAGAAAGGCGCGGTACCTCCAGGAAAGAACCCGGTCGGTACTCAGGTCAAACCTGTTGATGTCACTATAACTAAAGACGTTAAAGGCAAAGGCGGAAAGAACGTTAAGACCGACAAGGGAGAAGTGGTAAAAGACAAACAAGAGAAGCCACTCAAAAACTCTCTTGTCGAAAACTTTATAACTAATGCATCTGATAAAAAGACCCCTGCCGAGCTGGAGAAGCTAATGGCAGAGAAAGCGCACCTATTCGCAGTATGGGCAAAAGAAGCCGGTTTTTTACCAGAAGAAGAAAAATATCCTTGGAGCTAAGTTAGATATTATTTAATCTAGCATATTCTCCAAAGTATTTTTTAGCAGCTTTATCATAAGCTTTTGCTGCGTCAATCTCAGATTCAAATTGACCTAAATTAATAACTTTATGGTTAGCGTTAATTTGCGAAGGTGTTGGTGATATTGAATTTCGATAATTTATGGAAAGGTGTTAAGGATAAAGTTAACGAACTTAACGAAAAGGTATGGAATTATGTTTGGGAAAAATCAGTAGCCCAGGATTACATGGACGGCCAAAAGGTTGGGGCCGCAAGCCTTAACCTCGATTACTCTCTAAACTCCAGCTCTGTAATGAAATACTATCAAGAGCACGGTTTAGAGTTAGTTAAAACCCTCGATGACACGGATAAGGCCAACTTCAAGCTTTTGCTGGAGCAGGGCAAAGATATGTCATTCCCGGAATTTCAAACCCTTCTCGATAACTCTTTTATAAGCAGCCCGGAACGTGCTAAACTGATTTGGGATAACGAGCAGCATACCGCTAGTGTTAATGGCACAGATGATTATGTCCAAAACTATGCTAAGGAAACCGACGCCAAAATTACTAAAGTCTGGCACCGGGGAAACAGTATAGTTCCGAGGGAGGCTCACCTAATTGAGGGCGAATCCCGGCCACTAAATGAGGCCTTTAGTAATGGGTTGATGATTCCTGAAGGAATAGGATGCAAATGCTGGCTGGAGTACATCGATGAAAGTACCTAAGAACCTATGGGGAACTTGTGCACTATGCTACTGGAAAATAAATCTACCAGGGAGATGTCCAAAGATTAATAATAATCCGGTATTTCCCTGCAACGGATTCAGGATAAGGAAATTAAAGAAGTGATAATTATGTATGAAGAGGAAGCAATGGTACACTACGTAGCACTAAGTCATTTCCAGGATAACAAAGCAGAAATGATTATGACTATGTTTAAGGAAGTTAATGAGGTGAAATGATGAAGTATATAATTTTAATTGCGATTATGTTTATGTTCTGTATGCCAGCAACGGCGCATAATGATTATATCTATACCAGTGGAATAGCTGGATTTCTATCGGGAATGTCACCAGTAGTTGATAATGTATCTCCAGTAGTTGATAACGTTACTCCAGTAGTGGCAACACCTGGCATAGATACATCAATGACAACACCACTAGGAATATATGACCCCGGAGCAGAGCAAACAGTATACGAAATACCAACAAATACTGCAACTACAGCGACTCCGGCCACAGTCGCAGTTAATAACACCCCGGCCAAAACAGTAGCACCAGCAACACAAGATAAACCCGCAACAGTGGATACCTCAATGGTCACTCCAACCGGCTACGATACGACATCACCTAAGGTAGTCATAACAGGAATGCTAAACCAGGATCTAAAAGCCCCGGTGTTTACAAATGTGTTTAATGAAGCGCAATTTAAGGCGGCTCTTATTCCACTGAGAACGGTAGAGACTGATATTAATACCGGTACATGGGCCAATGATCCCACGACCATAATAACAGTGACTTGTATGCCAGGGCATGATGCTTACGGTGCACTGATCCCCGGACAGTATGAGTATTCTATGAGTATGGGATTAACAGCGGTCGGAATGAGATTCTCCACCGATGAAACTAACATAATGTCTCACAAAATAGGTCCATCCAGTACCACAGATATTAATGTGGCTTGGACTTGGTACGTGAATCAACTTCATGCAGTAGGTTACTAAGATGTATGTAGACCACGTTATATTAAAATGTCCTCAGTGCGGTAGTGCTAACGTGGTACTACTGCCACAAAGGGAATATGAAGGAAAAACAGGATTACCGAAGCACTACGAATGCAAAGATTGCTTTGGAATGTTTACAGGGAGGTGAGTGAGTGACGAAAATAGAAATAGTTATGTGTCCACCGAAGTATATGTCTAGTGAAATAAAAAATAATGATTGGATGAAGGCATACCCGGAGGATGAGATAGAAGTTAATATCGATATTGCAATGAAACAATATTGGGATTTATATACTGCTATTTCTCAGCAAGCTTTTGTGTGGCAACTTCCACCTAAGAAGGGCCTGCAGGATCAAGTCTATGTGGCTAACGTGGCTTGTGTCTTACCTCACCTCGATAAGACGGCAGTTTTAGCTAACTGGAAGGCAGAAGGCAGGGCCGGGGAAGAAAAGGTCGTAGATGATCTATTAGAGGCCTTAGACTATGACTATATTCAGTGTCCCTACGATTTTGAGGGCGAAGCTGAATTGAAGTGGCTCCGAGATAACATTTACGTTGGAGGCTTTGGACAAAGAACATCTAAGGCGGCTCTTAACTGGATGGAAGATAAATATGATATGAAAATTATTCCTCTCAAAGAATCTGATCCTTATCTCTACCACGTTGATTGTAGCATATTCATGTTAGATACTGAGACCGTTCTCTTAAGCACTGAGACTATTGATAAGAAGACAATTGATACAATTGAAAAAGTTGCTACTGTCATACCAGTCTCTAAGAGATTTGCCTATGATTCTATGTGTAATAGTTTAAGGATCGGCGGAGTGTTTTTCACTAGCGCGGCAGTCAACTTTAACACCGACGCAATAGATCCACAGAACAACGAAGTAGTTAATATTTGCAGAAAGTATGGCCTGCAGCCGGTTTTCATCGATTTGTCAGAATATGCTAAGTCTGGCGCGGCTCTTAGTTGCATGTGTATGCATCTTACCTACGACAAAGTAAAACTGAGGTATCCATAATGCAACTTCTGAAGGACTGGCTTGTATCCCCGGAGATAGCGGAAATCCGAAAGATGTCTATGGCAGATATCTTAAAGAAAGGATTTCACCGGGAAAGCCTAGTTCCAATTTTCATCAACAAAGAGGTATTATTTAGCCCAGCCAACGGTGTTATCCTCTACGTTAAGCATATCAAAAACCGGGAAGAAATCATAAATGTTCATGGAACCCCTTTGAAAATCAAAGACTTGATTAGAACCGATCTATATGATGATGAATTTATAGTAATCGGTATATTCATGACAATGTATGATGAGCATATTAATTTTATGCCAAGTTCCGGCTACCTGTCGTTTAAGGATCTTCCAAAGCTGAAGATTGATAATATGACTATGACATCTGTAGAGCTGGCACTCATAGAGGCAAATGATCACCCCGATACCGAAGGCATGGAGTACCTCTTTTATAACGAGCGAATGCTTAACACGGTTTTTGATAACGAAATAGGACAAGAATATTATATTGTCCAAATAGCCGATGCAGACGTAGGCGCTATAATTCCCTTCAAAGAAAATGATAAATTTATAGCTCAAGGTTATCCGTTCTCTGCCGTGCGCTTTGGTAGCCAGGTAGATCTAATCATACCCTTGAAGCCCAGGCGGAACTATGAGGTGCTAGTAGGAGATAAGATAGGCTGGCATGTATCTGCCATTGCCGATCCATTAGTAAAGATCACTAAATCGGATGCTTCAAGTATACCAGTCGTAAATATGGGATTACCAAAGAGTTGATTTTTATGAGTGATACAGGTATGGGCGCAATGACAACGGCTCAGATTGGCAGATATTCTAAAGGCTGGATGAGGCGGAAAGCTAAGAAGAATAACAGGCCTGATTTTGAAGCAGTTAAGAATAGCCATATTGAGCAGGCTAAACACGATATGAACCTCATGTTTTGCGAAGGCTCAGGCGGAGGATCTAGTAAGCCTTTTGATGAACTAGAACACGCAAAAGGAGTATTAGCCGCTAGATCATTAGTAGGAACACGAGGTAAATATGTTTAAATGTGATCTGCATCCTGACTTAATTTGTCATAAACTATGCTGCGAAAATTGCAATGCGCGTCACTGGTGCATAGGATGCAGCATGAAACCGCACTATTGCGGCCACTCAATTTTAGTGGAGGTGAAAAGATGATCATAACAAAAGTGGAATCTAGTGAAAGTATTTGTCTTAACTCAAACAAAATGGAAAAGAAAAATGGAGAAATTATTAAGCCTATTGTCATCATGAAGGCAGGCGTGTTTAATGATTATCTAAAAACACCAAAAGCATTAGAAAAATCCGCTAGGTGGTGGAATATTCCAATTGTAATTAAAGATGCAACCAGCATACAAGACCACCCTGATAGTGTTATAGTTACTAATAAAACTTTCAGAGTTGGAGCCGTTACTAATGCGCATTGGGATATGAAGGGCGAAAAGATAGTAGGAGATGCTCACATTTATGAGGATCTTTGCCCGGATTGGTTATTAACTGCGATAGAAAACGGAGAAGTAAAAGGAGTATCTGGTACTTACTTTTGCGATTTAATAGATACCAAAGGCGAACTAGACGGAGTAAAATATATTAAAGAAGAGCAGAACTATGCGCCAAATAACATTGCCATAGTAGCTAACCCGGCATGTACGCCAGATCAGGGATGTGGTTTATCGATGAATTCTAAGAAAGATAAAGTATGCAATTGCGCCGACGATGAAGAGCTAGTCTTAAATGAAGACGGAAGTCCGAAGCTAGACGACGAAGGCAACCAGATGAAAAAGAAAAAAGCAATAAAAGCGGCAGATAAAAAAGATTCTGACGTTGTAGTTTCACAAAATTCACAAACGGAGGCAAATAATATGGCAGAGATTGAAGATATGAAGAAGCAGTTAGAAGCAATGGGTATCCAGGTAAATAGCATGACTGCAAAGATGACTGAGCAGGCAAAGACTATTGAGACCGTTAACCAGGAACTTATTACCGCGAAGGCGGCAGTAGCTAAGTATGAACTTGCAGCTAAGGAAACAGGATTCCTGGCTCAATTCCCGGAGTCTACTAGGGAGCTGGCGAAAACTGAGCTTATGCCAGTCTTCATGAAAGACCCGATGGAACTGGTAATGAACCACGCCAAGAGACTCGGAGAACTTTTAGTACCCGCACCAGTAACTAACGGAGCGGTATCCTTAGGCGCGGAGCACGTAGACCTTCCTCTTAAGGACGTTGTAGAGAATGCTGATGAAGTTCTCGCGGCTCTCCCTAAGACAGAGGACGCACTAGCTCTTATGAGGGCGCATAGAGCAGCTTAAACAAAACCCGGAGGAATAGTACTATGAGCGTTATTAAAGATATGGGCCGGGTTGGTAGGTCTTTACCGTGCGCTGCAGAAGCTATTGTAGAAGGATATGTCTACAAGTACACTGCAGACGGATATATGACTATCATAACGGCAAAGGGCGACTCTGCTTTTGCGGTCGCACTCGCTAGCTCTTTAGATCCACAGCTAGCTACAGCAAAGACTTTGACAGCGGGCGATAACTGGAGCTTCGCAGAACTTGGTTGCAAGATGATTGTAACTGTAGCCAGCATAGCATCCAGAACTTGGACCGGACACCCGATGGTTTACCTGGCAGATTTGGTTGACGGCATGGTAGATACAGCTCACGCTACGAGCAGGCCAATAGGCCATTATGCAGGCCCAAGCGGATTAGTAACTAGTTCTAGCGACGGCGATCTCATTGAGGTTTACCTTGATGTTCAGCCAGGCGCGGATAACGTAGCTTAAACAAAATAAAACAAGGAGACTAAACATATGGCAGATGTAAGATTTACAGGCGTTAAAATGATGAGCCTGCCGTGCGCTGCAGAAATTATCTACGAGGGTAAGCTCTACAAAGACGACGGCAGCGGAAGAATGACAGTATGCAACGGTGTAACCGATACAGTCCTCGTAGTGGCAGCTTATTCTAGTATAGATGTTCAACTAGGATCTGCAGTAGCAAAGGTAGTCGGGGATAATCATCCGTTCTTCCTAATTGGGTCTGGAGCTATCGTTCTGGTACCCTGCGATGGATCTATAACTATGCAGTTTGGAGACAAGGTTTACGTAGGCCAAACCAATAACGGATACGCGAATACATCCACAACCTCCACCCCTAAGGCAGTAGGTCACTATGTCGGAAAAGATAACAAAGCCTATACCGATGGGGTAATGATGGAAGTCGTTCTCGATTGTCCAATAGGCAGCACTTAAACATAAATACATAATAACAAAATTATTAAGGAGAGATGAATTATGGCTATGCAAATGGGCGCAATGACAACCGCGCAGCTCGATAAGTACATCAGAGGATGGGGTCCGAAGGCTCTTGAACTGATTAACCTGGATATGCAGGTAGAATCTGTTCTTGATAAGGCTTTTCCCTCCAAGACTGTAGACATTCAGAGAATAGAGTTCTTTACCACGCACGGGAACCCCGGCCAGATGGATGTAGCTCTTGAGACCCCGCCAGTTACCACCAGGTGGAACAAAACCAGAGTCACCAAGGATATCAAGATTCAGAAGTTTAGCTACAAGATTCTTGATTCCACAAGGGCAAACATCTACGTAGATGACATGGCCTCTGAAGGCGCGGCTATGGCTCTGAAATATTTCGGAGCAGTCCACACCTATAAGCTGATAACTGAGCTTGTCGCTAGATATCAAAACACCTCCGCCGCTACCGGATATTGGAACGTAGCAGCCGGAGACGTAGAGAAGGATATTATGACAGGTATTGAAACCATAATGTCCAAAACAGGCACAAACCCGGAATCCAGTGCTTACGGCATGGTATTCCCAAGCAAGATTATGTCTGGAATCAATCAACTTGATCTCATTCATAACGTGCAGCAAAACCTGAAGGATTACCTCAAGGATACCTGGAACATCAATTGGTACCCGTATACTCCATACATGAATGCAGACGGAGCGCAGTACATCGATATTGAGCAGTTAACCGCTAGCGATGCTCTGAGCACTAACGCTGTCATGTTCTTGGAAGGTGCACAGACAGTTAGAGCGGCTCAGTATATACCACCCGCCACAGTCCCTATGTCTGAGACAACCAGACTACACGATGAGGGCTGGATCACCACCTTAAGACACGGCTATGATTGCATAGCAGTACCAAAGTGGCACGCTACCAGCACTCCAAATATTTACCTCATCAGTGGAGCCAGCGCATAAACTTACATATCGTGAAGGGGTGAACCTAAACCCCTTTGCCTACCCTTTATAAAGGAGGAATTATAAAATGTATGACAGAGATATCAAGAATAGGTTTTCCTGCAAGGTATTAATCGCTACCACAGGAACCATAACAACCTTAACAGCAACCACGATTAACGGCAACACCCTTTACAATAGCGGTCTTGCTTTCGCTAATGATGTAACTGTTTCAGCCGGTAAAAACTTTACTATGGATGTCGGTGGAGCTGGAACTTTCACTACAGCAACCGGTACCAATACCCTGAGCGGTAACGTAGTCATAGCAGCCGCAAAGAATCTTACTATGTCTGGTGCATCAACTTTCACCACAGGCACGGGCGCGGTATCCCTTAATGGTGATGTCACAATCGCAGCCGCAAAGAATCTTGCAATGTCTGGAGCTGCAACCTTTACCACCGGCACGGGCGCGGTAGCTATTAATGGAACTATGACAATAGCAACGGCAAAAACCCTAATCGTAACTGATGCAGATAAGTTAACCGTTGGAGCAGTAATTGTACCTCAGGCTATTGAAGTGGCCGTACCAATTAACGCGGCTACCGTTGATGAATGGGTTTTCATGACACCGTTAGTAGGATATACCTTAACGGCAGTTAGAGAAATCCATACAGTAGCATCCGCAGGCGGTACGACTGTTGATATCAAGAAGACGGCAGCAGCCTCTACAACGGCACCAACGTCCGGTACTACTATGCTTAATGCAGTAATACCTATGGACTCAACCGCAAACATCGCACAAAGCCCGGCACTTACTGGAACCGGCGCAAACCTGGTTTTAGCAGTCGGAGATAAGGTAGGCATTCATATTAGTGCAACACTTACCGGCTTGGTAGGCGGTATTATAATGCTGACCTTCAAGAGGTCTTAAGCAGGCCTATCATTTGACCAAGGCTAAACTTTAACACCTTCCGAGGTACTATTTTATCTCGGATTATTTTTCTCAGCCTTGATTTTTAAGTGAATAATTAATAATTATGGAGAGATTAATTTCATGAAGAGACGGAATAGGATTGATCTGGATGTACTATTAGATCAGGAACTACCTGATAGTGGGTTATATATGGCAGAGACAAACCCGGAGGCTTACAAGGTTCATATAGGAATCAGTGTTTTTGTAAACATGCCGGAATACTCCAGGAAACTAAAATTTCTGAAGCTGGAACAACGTGAAAATGGCATGGTATCTGAAGAAGAATTCCAGGCTGGAGTTCTAGTATTAGATAACGATATGAAACTATACCCCGGAAAAACATATGAACTAAAGATGACACCCCAAATCAAGGACTTCCTGAGGCGGGGAATCTTAAGAGGCGGCGGTCGGATGCATGGCTCAATTAATACGCCACGGCCAATAGTAAGATCAATTTTCGAGATAGAAAAAGAGCAAGCACAAAAGGCAATGGAGGAAGCCGAAAATGTCTAAACAAATTATAGACCCAATAAAAGTAGAAGCGATAACAGTAACGACTGACGGCTCCGGTAACTCGGCAGTAAAATCAGCAAATATTGTTAATGGTGAGATATTAAAAATCGCTTATGATAAGGGCACTGTAGGCGCGGCTACGACAGTCGCATTAACATCATATACGCCGCTAGTAGGCACAGTAAGAGAAGCAATTGACTCTTACAACGTGAATACAGCTAGCGTTAACAGGTATCCTTATGCAGCAATAACAGGCGCGGTAGCCGGAGATAACAAGTGGGCAAAGTTCGCTGTTAACGATTATCTGTTAGCAACGGTAACGAGTGGAGATACATCTAAGACGTTTACAGTGTACGTGTTCTATAGGTAGGCGGTAATCATGGTTGACTTAGACGATGTAATAGAAGCAATCGAGGATTACACTTATTTGAGTGCGCAATCAAGCGCGGAAGCTGGAGCAACACCTCCGACAAACACCAGCGCAAATATCCTCTACGCTACAAGCAGCCGGAGACAAGGTAATGCAACACGATTTTATGCTATGGCTACTTTACAAATAGCTAAGGACTCGGCAAAAGCTGGCGTAACTCTTGATGATGAGTACACCCTGCAGGCATACGCATACCTGATTCAATACCTATATGAACGGAAGTTTAAAGACTTCAATGCAACTTCGGTATCCAGTAGCGGCGACTCGGTAACGAGACCCGGAAGCGGTGCACTGCAGAACTATAAAGCACTCTTCGAGGATAATAAAGTAATTGACACGACGATAGTGAGGCATACTGATTATCAGAACTATCCTGCAGATTGGAGAAATACTCAGTTACCTATTGACGATATTAAAATACAAAATTAGGAGGATTATAGTGAATATTTTCGTATGTCCGAGTTGTGGCTGCATGTATAAGCCACGGGAATATATCAAGCGGTGGAAGCAAACAGGGCCGAAATGTCCTAATTGTGACTCATCGATAACTAGAATAACTTTTGGAGGAAAGAAATAATGACTCTAAGTAGGTTAACGGGTATTACTTCTACTATTCTGTTTTTCATTATAGTAGGAATAGCCCAGACACCAACATGGTAAGAGGTGAAAACGATGGAAGTTTGTTTAAACGATGCTAAGACACTCTTTTCATTATGTGTGATGATTTTTGTATTCTTAGCAATAGGAGCATTACTAGGCCACAGCAACACGTTTAGTAATACCATAGTAGGCGTAGGCGCATTTGAACAACGAAGCAACTTTAACGGTATGACAGATATAGCCTCAGTAGCAGACGGCACAGTAAACTATAAGGCGGATGCTCAATGGGGTTTTGATGATAACAGTAAGGCATTACCATTAACATTCAATTCGTCATTCATGGTGACGGATGCTAAGACCGTAAAGGGTATGCCATATAGCAACACCTACAAGGTGGGAGTATATTCTGCTTTGGATGGGTATAAGTATAAATTGGAAGCAACTAACATTAAAGGAAATTTTTCAGGTAGCGCAAACTTTGCTCTGGTATTAGGAGTAACGACCGATGCAGTAGTAATGATGGATTCCCGAAATGGAAATGCAGAATTTAAGGGAAGTGTTATCACTACAGGAACCGCAAAGCATCCGATAACGCAATCTGAAACACTGGCACTCGGAAAGTTCATTATCAATCAGGAACTACATTTAACTGCAGATCCAAGTACGCCAGCGGTAGCAACAGCCGAGGATTATCTGCAATTCTGTATACAATTGGATCATGATCTAATATTAGATAAAACCGTTCCATCTGCAGTTTATATAGCACCGCCTGGTTATACAGTTAACGCAGACGGAAACGTGGTAAAGATTCCAGATGGATATACAGCAAAGAAAGACGGAACCTTAGTAAAAAATAGCACTGTGGCGAAAGCATGATAGGCGGCACATATAATAAGCTAGTATTCCCGGTTAAATCAGTAGCAACGGTAAACCGTATCGGTGAGCCGCTAACCTGGACTACTTCTTATATTTATTATGACGGCATGGTGCATAGAGTAGGCCAACGGACAGCGTTTTCACAACTGACTAAAGGTCTGGATGCAACAAATATATTCAAAGTTAGGATCGACGAGGATATTAACGTTAATCTTAACGATGTATTCTATATCGGTGGACAAAATGGAGCCTGGAAAGTTAACAGCGAAGTAGATAAGCACTTCCAGCTTGGTACCGACTTAGTAGAGTATACGGAATTTACCGCTACGAAAACAAGTGGACTTCCAACAAAGGAAACAATCGATGGATATTAGGAGCTGAATAATAATGGCAGATGATAATAGTAAAATGGGAAAATTATTAGCTTTAATCGAGTCTCTTAAGGGATTTATTGGAGCTATTCTTTGCATAGTAGCAACTATAGCACTGGCAGTTATGCCAAATGTAGACGTAACCATTAAGACTACAATTGGTGGAGCTTTAACAGCTTGTGCACTGCAGTACTTTACATCTCATAGAAATAGCGCACTCAATGATCAGTTAATGGAACTGGTTAAAAATTCTCAGGCAGCTTACTTAAGCACTCAGGGACAGGCTATTGTAAGCGAATTTAAAGCAGGCAAACTCCCTTCAGCTTCAGAGATCTTAAACCTGGAGCCAATAGTAGCACCTATCGTAGAGGAAGCTAAAGTAGTCGTACCCGCACTGGTGGAAGTAGCCAAACAGGATATACCACCTATGGCAAACCCAACACCTGACGTACCAGCACCAGCAACACCTTACCCTGGAGAAGTAAAAGTAGTAACTCAGATAACTCCACAGCTTCCATTTGTGACGAACCCGGCGGTCCCACAGTAGGGGATCTTCATGGCTGAAATTAAATGGAACGATCACTTAGAAGAGGATATAAAAGCATTACTAAAAGCTAAAATGCATGAAGGAGCGCAAATAGTCCTAGAAGAAGCCCAAGGAGAAAGCCCGGTAAAGTCTGGCATGATGAGGGCAACGGGCCGGATCGAGGATGAAGGCGACGATGTGCTAATTAAATTCGGCGGCGGCATGGTGGATTATGCTCTCATGCAGCATGAAGTAATGTACTTCTATCACCCGGTCGGAAAAGCCAAGTACCTTGAAGACCCATTTAATAGAAATAAACAAAATATTATAGATATCATAAAAGAAGGCGTAGAGGCGATGCAATGATAGACATAGCAGAGGATATGATGGCCGCGATTATTTCGGCTGGATATGCCACAGGCGGCGTTGATATTTTTAGGAATGCGCCGTTAGACACGCCGGATAATGTGATAGTGGTAACTGGAACATCAGGCCAAATACCTATTAGTATACTAGGTGGAACTAATATTAATAAGCCTGGATTCCAAGTACTCGTAAGAAATACGAACGCTACTGACGCGATAGATCTATGCGAAAATATCAGAGTATTATTCACCAAAAATACAGTAATTACAGGATATACTTTGATAGATTGCGCACAATCGCATTGCACCTTAATGGGTTCTGATGCAAAACTAAGATATCTCGCGGTATGCAATTTCACAACATTTAAATAAATAAAAATATAAGGAGAGATAATTATGGTAGTTGCAGCAACACCGGTCTATAATACGAAATGGCAGGTAAACGGGTCTACAGTCGGTCTATGTACTTCTCTGAAGGTGCCCGATAAATATACTCTGGTAGATATCACAAGCCAGGGTGATGCATTTACCCGAAGATTCCCGACTATTGAAGATTGGTCCATATCTGCAGATGTGGTTATGGATATCGTTAACGATGTGGCTCAGGCCGCTATTCATACAGCATGGAAGGCTAAGACCACGATAGTATGCGTTATTAACATGGATGCAACAGGCACGCATTACTACACTGGCACAGGCTATGTGGAAAGCTTCGACAAGACCTTTGATCCGAGTGGAGTAACTAAGGCATCAATAGTAATACAGTGCAACAGCGCATTAGTTTACACTTAAAAATAAATTAGTCTTTAAACAAGATGTTTAATAGGAGAATAAAATATGCCAAATGTATATACAGTAAGTAATCAAATACAGGGACCGTTTAGCGATAGTGGATGTACTCAGCTTGTAACCTCACCGGTAACGGGTGTACTCTATTATTTCAAGTGGACAACTGAGAGTAGTGGAACGCTACCTTATTCAGTATTGTATGATTGGAGTGATGATGCTAATTGGTATTGGATCGGAGGAGCCCAACAGAACTATCAAACGACTGCAAACGTTACAGTAATATTTAGTAGGTCGTTTGCAACACCTGGAACTTATACCGCAAGAATGCATATTTATGCAGTCTCGATACCTACTAACGGCGGGGTGTATTATGTCTAGCTGCAATTTTGGAACAAAAGCGTTTAGCATCCAACAGGCTCAAAGTACTTGTAACTTTGGAACTAAAACCGTTCCAATCACAACGGCTTTGATTGATTTATTGCCGTATTTTATATCAAGTGTAGCAAATGGTAATAAAGCACTTAATAATACAAATGATTTACCTGTATGGGGTAAACCTAAAGCTAGAACCGTAACGCTAGAATATCCCAATGGAGATATAACTATGTTTGAAACATTAGATAACGAACCTATCCGTTGGGCATACATGAAATATATTGATGCAGATAAAATGTTTTATGGGATGGGATGCACATCAACCGGAGATACTATTAACGGAGTTCAAAATTTTGATACTGCCGTACATGTAAATGAAGGAAGAACTCAAGCACAAGGTGCTAAATGGTGCCCACGATATATGACTGTTGGTCAAACAGTAACTTATCAAAACTGGAATATGTATTATTATGATACATATACGCACGCTTTCATACGAGATAATGGGTTTTGGCCTATGACTACAAAACTCGATTTTGCTGGTATGATGAACGTTGGCGGGGATTTAGGAAGTGTACCGGTAATAAGAGTTATTTGGACTCCTAACTCTTCGGGCGGCGGGTACCCGGAGCATAATTATTATGCATTAGGTTGGGGCCGTATAGGTTGGGCTCAGTATAATTTGCAAGGGCAAATAGTTCAACCTACAAATGGACAGATAGCGTTTTGGACAAAGATAAACCAAAATGGTGTAATTCTTCCAAACTTGAGCCCATGGCCTACTAAGATATGTGGATTACCTATAACAGTTGTAGGCGGGCAAACTATGAGTATAGATTCAAGGTGCCCATAAACCTTGAACTTTTAAATTTTTTGGAGATGAATCAAATGATTAAATACATTAAATATGAGGAATTCATATGGTAGCCACGCCGAGGACCGGCGCGACAAGTGCCGTTTATTCCGTTAAAGGTGCAACAGGGTCTTTAACAAACGAGCCTATGAATGAGATAGGAGCAGATCCATACTACGCGGTGCATACTTGTTATGAGATTACCGATCCCACTAAGCGGTATTTGGTAAGAACTGCAGCCGCGACTTTCTGGTATAAGGCTGGCGGTACAGGATCATGGTTAGCACTAACACCTTCTGAAGTTCAATATGCAGGCGGAAGAATAGTAATTCCAGCGTTATCAGTAAACGACACCGTATCATGCACAGCAACCTATTACACGACTATCACAAAAGCGATAGGCGGCTCAGTGGCAAAAATAGCAGACAAAGTTAATCTAGTAGCAATACCACTATTAGGAGACTTATTCACTCGGAGATATCCGACATTAAGATCATGGAGTCTTACCCTGGATGAGTTTATTATGCTCACCAATGCAGCATATAGCACAGCTCAGGCCTCTAACAAGGATTTAACTTGGTGGCATATGCCTGGTGGAGTAGCTGGAAATTCCTGCACGATAACGTATGCAGCCGGAACTTTCGGAGTGGCAGTAGTCGGAACCAATATCACTGTATCTATAGGAACATCTAGGACAGCTAACGAAATCATGGCACTAGCAAACTTATCACCTGCAGTTAGAGCTATCGGAGTACACGTTGACTTAGCATCCGGCAGTGATGGTACTGGAGTACCGGTAGCTTTCACAGTGCAAAACTTCGTCGGTGGTCTTGATATCGAAGATAATCATGCAAAATTTGGAGTACCACTCATAGCGATAATTTATGATGTAGAATCCGCTCATATGAGGTACGAAGGCTACTGCTATTTAGAATCGGCAGATAATAGTTTTCCACCTGCAGAAGTTATCAAAGGTACACTCACTTTCCAAAGTGATGATGCTCTATGGTATAGATTAAGCTAAAGGACGTTATGAAATGATATTCAAAAACCGTAGCCGAGCGGGTTCTCGGCTTAAAACTAAGAGGAGATTGTTAGAAATGGTACATGTAATAAACTTTTCCAATGATGGAAAGATGGTTAAAGCCTTTAAATTCCCTACTAAGATAATTAAGAAAATGGAAGCATCTGGCGGAAAGGTAATCTATGGAGAGCATTACCTCGGCAGGATCGCGTTAAACGACATTACTAGGGCCATAGGCCTTAGAACTGTATTATCCTGGGTTATCTTCTGGGGTCTTGCATGGTCTAAGGATGAGGCTATGGATGAGGACTCTATTGATGATATGATAGACAATTATCTTGCAATGGAACTTGACAACGGAACAAGATCCGGCAAATTAGCCGATGAATTAATGATTCCACTCTTTGCAGGATATGGTATCGACTCAGAAAAGCTTAAGGAAATGGCAAAGGAATCTGAGAAGAAAACCGACAGCCCAAACTGAATTGTCATACTCCTATAAATTGGGGATTTTATGACAAATTAGCAATGGAATTAGGTTTAATGCCTTGGGAATTTGACGATTTAACTATGCTTGAGGTAGCTTGGTATTCTCAAAGATTATCAAAAACTATGGAAAATCAACGCTGGTCAAATTGGGAAGTTCCAAAACTAATAAATATAGCTTTAATGAATCCAAAATCGTATCCTACATGGAACGAATATAATAAAACATCCGAAGAACCAGAAAAACAAGACTTTAAAGAGAGTCTAAAAGAGCATGGTGTAGATCTACCGGTATATATAAAAGACAAAAAATCGTCTTAGTATATGCCGGTTTTTTTGTTTATTTAGGAAAGTTTAGCTAGCCTCAGGTTTTCTCTTCGGTTATCGAGTCCATCATGATTTATGTGATCGGTTTTCTCACCATTAACTAAACCTCTTTTTAACATCCTTTCGAGAATAATTTGATGCATTCTAATTGTTATCCTTTTTCCATTTGTCATCTGAGTATTTCTTTTATCAGGGCTACTTTTCCCTGAGTCAAAACAACTTCAATCATAGTATTGCACCTCGATATATACTATGCATTCAACCTATATAAAAGTTACTATTAAATATATATAA